CCCCGCCGCTGGTGTAGGCGTTGCTTGCCAGCGGGTGGCGGTCACATACCCAGTAGGCTACCACCATGCCGTCGGCGTCCGTTTCCACGCCCTGCACAAGGCAATGCACATCATGGCCCTGCACCGTGCAGGGCACCAGCCGGTCAAAGCCGTCCGGGCTGCAAACCCGGTCAGCCTCCACCAACCTCACCCGCAGGCTGTACGGCTGCCCGGTCTGCTCCTTGGTGGGCAGCAGCACAATGGCGTCACCATTCATGGCATAACTCAAAAAAGTTAGCTGTTGCAGTTTGTAAAAGTTGTCCACCCGGTCAGCGTCGCACACCGGCGTGTCCGCCCAAAGGGCAAACTCTCGCACGATCTGCGCTTGCAGTTTTTCGGCGTCCTCCGGGGTCAGCCCCAGAAACTCCGCGTCGATCTGCGGCGCAGGCATAAGTCCGCCTGCAATCACATTCGTGCGCATGGTTTTCAGCGCGGCGCTGGCCGTGGGGATTCCCATGTAGGCGTCGCGGCTGCGCTGGCGCAGTATGTCGATATTGTCCTCAATATCTTCCTTGGCGCTGCCACCGTAAAACTCCCACCCTCGCAAGGATTTCTTGGTCAGGTTTGCTCCGTAGTTGCCGTACCCGCTGTCAATGATTTTCAGCGCGGCGCGGGCGGCTGCCCGCTTGGCGGCGTGTACCGGGGCCACGGCGGCCACGGCTCTGTCAAATACATTCACGGTGTCACCCTCCCTCACACATCACGGGCAACAAAGTGGTACAGGCGGTTGCGTCCGCCGTTCTTTTCCTCGGCCTCCGCCTCGGATAATTTTTGTGCCCAATATTCCATTTCCTCGCGGATTTGTTTCAGGTCTGCCCGCGTCAACATTCTTGTGCCGATTTGATAGCTTTGCCCGGTGGCTACACTTTCCTCCGCCGCAAGCCATGTATTCAATTTCTGCCGGCACATTTCTTTTGAAAAAATAGCCATTAAATACCTCCTGTAATGCGGCGGCGGCCTGCCCGCCGGGGTCTTTGCGCCATTCCCGGCTCCGGCTTTGCCAGCACGGGGTTGGCAATCTCTAAAGCGGCGGTGGCATAGTTGCGCAGGTCAAGCGGTTCGTTGCGCTTGTACTTGCTGTCTTTCAGCTCCCACACGGTAACGCTGCGCCCCTTGCGGAACCGCACCACCATCTTCTCACTGGTCAGGCCCTTAAAGTAGGTTTCATCGTACCCGGCTTCTTCGTTCGCGGGGAAGTGGCAGTAGTTCGGCCCCTTGGTGTTGTGGCGCAACCGCTGGTATAACAGCGCCTTGCCCGCGTCCACGCCAATGATGAACAGCGGCGTTTTTACACGGTTGTTGGTGGTGGGGTTGCGGATGTAGGGCACCTCTGCACCGCCCTTGCCCTTGATCGCCCACACGCCGCGCTCGTACCGTTCCTTGGTAAAGCGGTACACTTGGTCGGTGTGGTGGCCGCCGCTGTCAATGCAGCAGCTTATAATGCGCAGCGCGGTTCCGTCCTTTTTGCACCACACGGTCTGCAAAAAAGCGTCCAAGTCCTCCCACACCTGTTCTTTCAGCATATCGCCGTAAATCTTTTGGTATCGGATTCCCCAGCTTTCCTTGCCAACGCCCCAACCCACGATCTCAACCTCAAAGCGGTCATCCTGCACATCCACACCGGCGGTAAGCACAAGCACTTCTTCGGGCACCACCGCGTCGTAAATCTCGCGGCGGTTGAACAGTTCGGTGTCCTCCACCTGTTCGCCCCGTTCCTCCCAAGTTTCACCCAGTTCGGTATTTACCCAAACCTTCATGCCCTCCGGGTTTCCTTGGTCAAGCTGTTCTTTCGCCACTATGAATTTCTGCACGATCTCTTTCCATCCGCAAAAGGTGGAGGCAAGCGTGTTCAGGTGGAACCCCCGCGTTTCTGCGCCGGGGTTTTCCGCCACGAAGCGGCCCTGCTGGCTCTGCTGTTTCCAGCGGTATTCGTTCGCCACGCACCCGCAGCGTTCGCATTTGTAAACGATCTCTTTTTGCAGGTCGTCCGGGTCAAAGATCAGGTTTGCCCACACAAATGGCTGGTAATGCCCGCACTCCGGGCACGGCACATTCCATTCCTCGCGGGTGGATTGGTTGTACTCGGTTTCAATGCGGCTGTGCCCCTTGATAACCGGGGTCGATACCATAACCGTTTTCTTATCCCAAAATGTTGTTTGGCGCTTTTGGGCAAGGCTCAACGGGTCGCCCTCGGTTCCGGCGCTGCCGGGGTAGCGGTCTACCTCGTCGGCCAGCAGCACTTTAATAGGGCGGCTGGCAAGGCCGGTGGCGCTGTTCGCGCCCACTATGGTGATGTGCCCGCCGGGGAAATTCTTTTTCAAGATCGTGTTCCCGGCGTATCGGCTTTTCACATCCACCAGCCCGCGCAGTACCGGCGTGTCGCGTATCATCGGGGCCAAGCGGTCTTTGCTGAATGTCTGCCCCATGTCCAAGGTCGGCTGCATAACCAAGATGGGCGCGGGGGCATAGGCCATAAAATAGCCAAGGATGTTCAGCAGCAGTTCGGTCTTGCCCAACTGCGCCGCGCACATGATAACTACCCGCCGTATGTGCGCATCACCTATGGCGTCCATGATCTCCCGTTGGTACGGTGCCTTGTCGGTGTGCCACCGTCCCGGCTCGGCGCTGCTCTCCGCGCTCAACATACGGTAGCGGTCAGCCCATTGGGATAGTGTCAGCTCCGGGGGCGGTTTCAGCGTTGCCACACACCGCGCCAGCATTTCCATTGTCGCCTGCGGTATTTCCAGCAGCTTTTGCTTTTTTGCTACCCCACAGTCTGTCGTACTCCTTTCGCCTGCAATCCGGGAAAAAGCACAGACCGCTTTCGTCGCCTGTCCAAATTCTCCACACGCACCCCGCGCAGGGGTCTTTATTTTTCTTCTGTCCTTTCATCGGCAGTGTCCTCCACAGCAAAGGCCACGCGGTAGTCGCTCAATTCTTCCAGCGTTTCGTCGATAGCCTTTTTCATTTCGTCAAAAATAGCGGCTTGGTTTCCGTCCATAGCCGCCAGCGTAGGCGATAGCTTGGCAGGTATAGCCAAAAACCGGCTGCGGATATTCAGGCACATGGTCTGTATGCCTTTCTCAATATCCTGCGTACTGTGCAAATCGCCCCGGCGCAGGTCGTTGTCCATTTCCGCTGCTTTCCGCTTTTCGGCGGTCAGCTTCATGCGCTCGGTGTTCAGACTTTCTTTTCCCGCTCCGCCCAAATACTTGATGTACCGGGCCACGGTTGGTTGCAGCTCATACAGCCCCGGTCTTGCCTCCACAATCACGCCCTCGTCGCGTAACTGTCGCACCCGGCGTTCGGTCAGGCATAACCACTGGGCAATAACCTTGCTGGTGTACAGTGTCATTCCTCCGTGTCCTCCTCCAAAGGCGCGTCAAGATCATCTGCCGCCGTCCCGTCGGGGTCGGGCACATCCACCGCGCCGGTGGCTCTCATGCGCAAAATTTCAAGCCGCTGCTTTTCCAGCGCCATGCGCCTGTCGCTCTCCTCCAAGGCCCGCAGGCTGTCCGCAATCTTGGCAATGCGGCCCTGCACCTTGTATAGCGCTTCCTGCAATTTCAGCACCCGGCTAAAGGTGCTGTCCTTGCTGTACATACCCATGGTTTGGTTGGCACCGTCTTTTTTGTCCTTGCCCCGCCCGCCGGGGGTGCGCATATCCAAAAGGCTGCTCACAAACAGCGCGTCCTCCGGCTGGCTCTCATACTCGGCAATTTTTGCCAGTATCTTGTGTTCGCGGAACTTCAAAATCTTCATTTCATGTTCCAGCGCCTCACGCCCGCCCAGCGGCACACTCTCGGTGATCTTCAATTCTTCGGCAGTAAGCATATCAAAAAAGACGGTGCTGTACGCTCCGTCTTTCTCCGCGTTCTTATTGCCGGGCGGCGCACCGTCGTGGCTGCCCGCCGCGTTGCGCTTGCCCTTGCTGTTTTGGTTGCCCGGCTGCCCGCCGCGCTTTTTCTTGGGTAACGCTTCTTCCCACTTGTCCGCCGCTTTCCAGTTGCGCAGGGTTTGGTAACTCACACCCAGCTCCCCGGCCAGCGCCCGCAGGCTTACTTCCTCGCCTTTTTTCTTTTTGGCGATATATTCAGCCTTGGCGGGGT